CTACAAAGATGCCTTGATCTTGTGCGTGTTTAACAATGTTACCAGCACAGAAATAAGATTTACCAGAACCTGATTCTCCAGCAAATACTGTTACCTTACCAAGCGGAACGCCTTTGTTGAACTCTCCTGAGATAAGATAGTTAAGAGCATAATTACCAGTCGAAACCCAATCAGTTGGATCGTTAAAACCGGCACTCATGCCTTGAATTGATTTTGTCAAAGTTGTTCTAAACTTTGACGGATCGAATGCTTTAGTCGCCATATTATTCTCCTAATCTAAAAAGCGTGGCAACTATTAACTTTTGAAGTGTTGACAGGTAAACCGTGAATCTCTGCTTCGGTTTCGTTAATAGCTGCCATAATATATTATTGTGCTTGACGTGATCTAATCATTGCTAGAATGTCTTGAGCATTGCCACCTTCTGCAGGAGCCGCTTCAGCCGCTGGTGCTGGAGTTGCTTCTGGTGCTGCCTCTGCTACTGGAGCAGGTGCTGCCTCTGCTTTTGGTGCAGGTGTACTTGCTGCTGGCGTATTAGGATCACCTGTACGCTGAGCCATGCCTGCTGGACGGAAGTACTGACCGAATTTCTCCATGTCATATGCTTCTCCGTCTACTGATGCTTCAAACATTTCTTTAATGACCTTCACTTCAACCTCAGTTGGCTTTTTAGGAAGGAAATCTGACATATTAAACAAGCCGTGTGTATTAACTGCATTCATTTCAGCATCTGTCAATGGACGCTCTCTACGAGCCCAGTTAGATGTTGAATAATCTGCATAACCGCCTTTTGAAGTTTTGTTAAGACGGAAATCTACACCTGCTGTGTAATCTGTTGGCAGTTCTTCCATATCGGGGTCCATTAATGCGGCCTTAATGATTTGGAAAATCTGCGGACCAATAATAAACCTACGAATAGGATTCTCTGGAGTTGTATCTTCGCTTAAAGGATTATCAGTCACAAAGCCTTGGAAAATGTATGAACGCTTTTTCCAATACTTACGACCCATATCTTCTAGTGAAGGATCTTTAAACCAACCACGTACTTCGCTCAAGATTGGACAAGTTTCGCCATACATTTCCATACATGGTACTTGTACTTGAACTGGACGAGAGTCAGTTTCACCTTTCACACCAGCAAATGGAAGTTTGATCATCAAACGTTCTTGCCAGAAGAAAGTGTTGTTTTCATCCCCATCAGGAAGGAAACGTAGAGTAGAACTCTCGCCTTCTTTCATGTTCCAAAATGGGTAAATTGCGTTGTCCCCGCCGGTGCTTTGAGAACCACCTGTGCGTGATTCTTGTTCTTTCAGTTTTGCTCTGATTTCTGCTAAAGATGCCATAGTTTTGCCTCCTATAATATGCCTATGTCTTTGTGCCTAAATAAGTGTAGCACAGTATTATACTACACTCATATATTTATAAAGTCAAGCGTTTTTCTTGACTTTTTTTGAATTAACGTAAACCTGCTAATTCTCTCATTCTATCAAACTCTGTGTCTGTTTCCATTTGCTGTGGATTTTGAGTCATTTCAAATTCTTCACAAGTTTGATAGATTCTTTCAATGAACTGCTTTGCTGGTTCAATGAATTTTTCACCATAGTCTTTTTCAACCATAGTTAATACTGCTGTTTCGCCTTTTGGAAACTCGCCGGTTTCTTTATCAAAATGACTTAGTATAAATTCGCCTATTGGGGTCTTTTCGTCTTTTAGTTCCTTTTCTTTGCCCATTGCTTTCTTAATAGCAATGTCTTTTGCTTTCATGTAATCGTCTGAATCAATATCGCCGTCACCGTCGTGATCTTTCTTTTTGCCTTCATACGAATCCCAGTCTGCGTTATCGATTGTATCATCAATTACCATACCAATACATTCGTCCCTGTCATCGTCTGGGTGTAAGCCATTTTCTCTAGCACAGTCATTAATTTCTTGATCTAATTCTTCTGGGCTTAGTCCCATTTCTTTTGCTAATGCGTCTTCACCACCTTTTTCATAGGCAGCTTCCATGTCCATTTTTGCTTGCGCTTGCTGGCTTGGTTCGCCATATGGAGCACTTTCTTCCGGGGCTTGTTCGTCGCCTACACCGTGTCCTTTATGGAACCAAGATTCTAATTCTGCTTGTAGTTCTTCTGGGTCTTCAGTATCAAAGTATGTAAAGTCATCAGCAACTACTTTGCTTTTTCCTTCTGGAGATGTAATAGTGAGTTTATGTTTTGCATAACCATTTTCTTCACCGTTATATTCTAATGTATAACTGTATTCACCTGCACCTTCGGCAAACTGACCCATTATTTTATCAAATGCTGATTCTAGTTCTGCTTCTTCCGGCGCTGTAGATTTTACAGTTTCATACATTCCCTTGCCGCCACATTCTGGACAAGATTCGTCACATGAGCAAGGTGTATCTCCGCAGCAAGAGCACTTTTTATCTTCGCCTTCGTAAACACTGTAACCTTCTAAATCTAAAGGTCCTAACTCACGTGCCTTTGTTGCTTCGCTTACTAGTTTGTATATGTAAGGGAATACATCTTTGAGTTCTTCGTTAAACTGACGAATAGTTAATTCGTCAATCCAATTTTCAGCAACGTCGGCAGGAACTTCTTCTAGTACTGGTGCTTCAAAAGATTCAAATGCTTCTGAATAAAAAGACTTTTTCTGGAGAGATTCGATTGTCTTTTTAACAGTAGCAACTCTTTCTTTTACAACATCCATATAATCTGCAAGGCTTTCTGCCATTACAGCTGAACGACCCATGTAGTTCTTAAACTTGCGTAACTTAGCAAGTTCTTCTGATAGTCCTACAATATGCTTACCAAAATCATCATGGGGATTGCCACCTTCTGCTACATGACGAGCCATTGCTCTAGCACCTGCTAGATGTTTGTAAGGATACTTAAATCTTTCTCCTTGTGCGTTGTCAACAAAAATAGAACCAATTTTCTGTGTTCTACCTGTTGCTAATTCTGCATTCACACTTTCTGTGTGCTTAATTACCAGCCTAGCGTTATCTATATCTTGATAACTTACACGGCTAGTTCCGTACAACTTTGACTCGTTCATTTTATCCTCTCCAGATCTATTTGTTGCTAAAAACTTGTAATCTCTTTTATTTAAGTTTGACTTTGTTATATTGCGTGTGTTAAAGTTGAGTAATCTTTTTTTGGCAAAAACTCTTAATTCTTTCAAAAATGAGTACCATTGATCTTTGACCATACTGTTTTCGTTAGTAACTAAATCGTTACTATACATGACTATTACACCTTCGTCTTCGGCGACACTTACACTAACTTTGCCTAAGTCGCGTCCTTCAGTCTTAAAAGAAAAATCAAAATATCTAGCCAAAGATGGTTCGTTAGTAATATTTCCATCCTGATCTCCTATTGTCACATTATGGAATTTACCGCGAATTTTGTTAAACAAATCTTGACTGACATTATCTAAGTTTTTCATATTAGTATTTATCAATAGTTGGTTGATATAAAGATAGGCATTGGTGGTTCGTAATCATCGTCAGATTCGGCTTGATTAAATGTGTCGTATATTCTTGGATCCCAATCTTTGAGTACTGCCATCATTCTAAGTGCTAATAAAGTGGCACTTATAAGATCGTCTGTTTGTCCTAGCTTTGCTTTATAACTACTGCCTGTTGCAACATAGTTTTTAAGTTCTGATATAAAGGGTTTAGAATGCACAGTCATTTTTGAATTTTCAATCATGGTTTTTAATCGGCTACAAGCAGTAATTTTAGTACTATGCGTTGTGTTAAAACCCTTTCTAAACTTTCTTACATGACCTTTTCTAATCGGTTCTGATACAAATAGTCCTGGGATATTTTCTTCTCCAAAATCGTTAATAACTATTAGAGCTGCTTCTCCTATAGAATTGTTTTCTACACTCCAATATATTCCTTGCGGATTTTGTGTTTCTTGTTCTATGTATCTACAAATATCGGATAATATTCTTATTTGCCCCGGAATAGCAGTAGTATTGTGCTGCCATTCTGCTACTTGTTCATAGGTTGGAAGTTCAAAAACTTGTATGGCTGCATTATCGCCGCCAGTTCCCATACTTGGATCGAGTGCTACTGCATAAGTGTACTGATTTGTTGGTTTTTTATACCAACGTGTTTGGCCCATATTTAGTATCGGTTTATGTCCTTCCATTTGTGCTAAGTGTATTGCAGAAATAAGAGTTTCATCAAATACTAAGAATTCACATCCGTATTCTCGCCTGAAACGTTCTTCGCCAATTCTGCCTATTTCAGCATCTCGCCATTCGTCGTCTCGATCTGGATGTTCACTCCAGTGACAAGTAAAACTGTGAAATCCATTAATGCCAAGATCTGTTTCATTGCCGTGCTCGTCAAATTTTTGTTCTGCCTGTTTCCATATATTTGCAAATGTATCCTCATCGGAGTTAGGTGTACTTGTAATAATAGCACGACCACCTGTTGCTAGCGTAGGTGATATCGAGGTCCAAAATTCATCTGCAATATTAGGTTGTACAAACGCAAACTCATCGCAATATAATAGCGAAATAGACATACCACGTCCTGTATTACCTGTTGTAGTTGCACTAACTATTCGACTGCCGTTTTCAAATTCAATTGAGCCTTTATTGTAATTTGTTACTCCGGCTCTTA